CTCGGGACCGGGAGAGGGAGTTGGTGGTGCAGTTGCAGACAGCCAAGCAGTTGCAGAACAGTGTCCTGAATGATGAAGGAATTCCGGCCAATCAGAAGGCGCAGGTGTTGAATGCGTGCGCTTCGTCGATAGAATCCCTGATCCGAATGCAGGAAAAATACCATACAGGGGAGCGCCTGAAGCAAATCGAGACGCATTTGATTGATGTACTGAATCGCATGCCTGCGGAAATGACGTCCCAATTCTTTGAGTGGTACGAGCGATACTAGCCGCTTGCGGGGCGTTGAAATACGCCTATAATAGTCCCAATGTAACTGTACAAAGGAGGGGGCGTGGGCGCAAACACAGTTTGGGTTAATCGGTGGGACGCCTGGAAATCCCGTGCTTCCCTGAAGCACGGGAGAAAATACAGGTACCCGAGCCCGGAACGGCAAAGGGCTGGCGATCGGTGGAAAATAACGATCGAATGCCCCGAGCATGGAGAATTCACGCAAGACCCGCAAAAGCACCTTGCTGGGCAGGGCTGTCCAAAATGCAAGCCCGGCCTTATAAGCATAGCCAGGACACCTGATTGGGGTGCCTGGAAATACAAGGCATCATCAGTCCATTGCGGGAAGTATGAGTACCTGTCACGCACGAAGGTAAGGGGCAGGTTCGTCGTCGAGATCGAGTGTCCTGTGCACGGCCTCTTTACTCAGGACGCAGCAAAACACACGGGAGGGCAGGGGTGCCCCAAATGTGCGTACCGTGACCTTGACAAGCGGGGGCAACTCGAAAAGCGATTTCCTGCGTTTGACTGGTCCCATGTGTCACCGGAGATAGGGAGCCGGGACGAGTTGCTTGTACTGTGCCCGGAGCACGGTAAGACCACGAGCACCTTCAATCGGCTGATGCAACGCAAGGAAAGTCTGTCGGCGTGCTCAAAATGTTCGGTTGAGGCTCGTGGGGCCGCGAGTCGCGTTAGTGCCGAGGAGTGGAAACGTAGAATATCCTTGACTCACGACGGGCTAACCGTGGATGCGGATTCGGTATCGACATGCCAGGAAAAAGCCAGGGTGACTTGCAGTAAGCATGGCGAGTTTTTTGCCCGCCCGAACGACCTTGTTAACGGGCATGGCTGTCCCACATGCGCCTGTGGCAGGACTTCTTCCGGTGAAAACGATATGGCGGAGTTCATCCAGCAGTGTGGGTTTGAGGTAAAGCGCGGCAACAGGAGCTTGTTGGGTGGGTATGAGTTGGATATTTACGTCGCTGATGCGCGGCTGGCCATTGAGTATTGCGGCAATTATTGGCACGGGGAGAAATTCAAGAAATCGTCCTATCACCAGAAAAAGATGGATGCCGCAAATTCGGTTGGCTTACGCCTGTTGACTGTGTTTGAGGACGAGTGGGTATTTATGCGTAACAAGGTCGAGGAACGGGTCAGGCAAGCCCTTGGCATTGTGACTAAGGTATGGGCCAGAAATACAACTGTGCGCGATGTGGGTTGGGGGGTGGCTCGCCAGTTCCTTGACCAGCACCACATGCAAGGCTGCGGCATTGCTCCGTCCAGGTCGTTGGGTCTGTTTATTGGTGACCAATTGCTGTCGGTAATGACTTTTGGAAAGCATCGCTACGGGTTTGATGGTGTTGAGATGTATCGTTTCTGTACGGCCCCAGGAATCAGTGTGGTGGGCGGGCTGTCGAAGCTGATTGCTCATTATGCAAAATCATCGGCTGCCAAATCCCTGCATACGTATGCCGACCTGCGATGGGGTACGGGAGAAGGTTATCGCGTAGCCGGGTTTATGCCGAGGGGCAGAACGAAACCCGGATATTTTTGGTGCAGGGGCCTCGACAGGATTACGCGCGTTCGATTCCAGAAGCACAGGCTGGCGGATGTTCTTGAGAATTTTAATAACGATCTCAGCGAGGCTGAAAATTGCCATGCCAACGGGTATTGGCGCATCTATGATTGCGGTATGTCCTCATGGAGTATGAATCTTGGATAATGACTTTCGGTTTCACATTGAACGATTGCGCTCGGCGACGACGGACAAGCTGACGCTTGCCAATATTCCTGAGTGGATTGTCCGGAACACCTTCATCAATGGCAGGCCCTATAGTTTTGTTAACCATGAGTATCAGGAGCGCATTTTGCGGGACACGTCACAAGAGACGGTGACCCGGAAGTGCTCCCAGGTAGGGTTGTCGGAGAAGATGGCGAGAAAGGCGGTGGCTTTGTGCAGCCTCACGCGGGGGTACACTGTCGCTTACACACTGCCCACGGCGGCGTTCGCCGCAACATTCATGCGGACACGGATTGATCCCATCATACAAAGCAGCCCGTACCTGAGCAGCATGATCCACACGACGACGGACAATGCGGAGGTCAAGCGGTTCGGCGACTCCTACCTGTACCTCAAGGGGTGCCAGTCGGAAAACGCGCCCATCTCGGTACCCTGCGACCACCTAATACATGACGAGATCAATTTCAGCTCGTCGGAAACGATTTCACAGTATCAATCACGCTTGACTCATTCACCCTACAGGCGCAAGGATAAGTTATCGACCCCCACACTGCCCAATCGTGGGATCGACTACGAGTTTCAAAGGTCGCGCCGGCACTTCAACAAGGTCAAGTGCAGCCATTGCAATCATTGGTTCATACCCAGTTTTTATGAACATGTCGTGGTGCCGGGGTGGGACGGCCCCTTGAACGAAATCACCAAGGCAAACCTGTTCATGACGCGGTATCGTGAAGCCTATTTGTCCTGCCCATCTTGCGGAGGGGTCCCGGACCTGCGCCCGCAACACCGGGAGTGGGTGTGCGAAAACCCGGGGGAGAACTACATTGCGGCGGGCTATCAGGTTACGCCGTTCGACTGCGGGTTGATTACGCCTGCTTATCTGGTCGAGGCACAGACACAATACAAGAAGCTGACGGATTTCGTGAATTTCAACCTTGGGTTGCCTGCGGAGGACAAGGAATCGGTGCTGACCCGCGAGGAACTCGACGCTTGTCTCAAGGCGCCGGGGGAGACCGCCGTGGGGTCCTATGTCATGGGGTTGGACGTCGGCATGGTGTCGTGGTGTGTCGTGGGCCGGGTCGAGGCGGACCAGCACATCACGATCGTGCACGTGGAGCCTGTTCCGGCAGCCCGGTTGCGGGAGCGTTATGGTGAGTTGGTGCGGGTTTTCAGGGTTCGTATGACGGTCATGGATGCCTTGCCTTTTACGGAGACTGTGCTGGCCCTTCAGCACATGTTCCGGAACCTCTTTGCGGCGATCTTCACGCGTTCCAAGAACCTGGAGACATTCACGATCCGGGACCGGGACGAGGAGACGAAGGAGGGTGTGCAGGAGTTGAGGCAGGTCAATATCAACCGGGACAAGGCCATGGACGCGCTGATGGACACGATCCGGTCCGGGGGGATCAGCAAGGTTTCGGATGAGCATGACGAGGCGTGGGTGTCTCATTGCACCGCAATGTCCCGGATCAAGGAGTGGACGCCGGATGCCGAGTTGTCGTATGTGTGGAGGAAGCCCGACTCCGGGGACGACCACCTGTGGTTTGCCACCTTGTATATGCACGTCGCCTCCCAGATCCTGGGGGTATCGAAGCGCACAGGGGTGATGTTGTCCCCAATTCTGGGGACGTTCAAGGTGACCGAGATGTGAGCGCATGCCCCTAGCTTTAGCTATGGGGTGAGCGAATGCTCTTGACAAAACATAGTCAATTTTGTAATATCTAATTCATGGAACACTGCTCCCACAAATACCGGGCCTACCCGACCGACGATCAGGCGAAGTTGCTTGCTCGCACGTTCGGCAGTGCAAGGTATGTATGGAATGCAATTCTGGACTGGCGCAGCAAGGAATACACGCTGAATGGCACGAAGATCGGATACGCGAAATCGACCGCCCGCCTCACCGAGATGAAGCAAAATCCTGAGCTGTCTTGGCTCTACGACGTGTCGAACGTCGCCTTGCAGCAGGCGCTGCGGAACCAGGACAAGGCGTTCAGCAACTTCTTCGCCAAGCGTGGGAAGTACCCGTCATTCAAGTCGAAGCATGAAAAACAATCGATCCGGCTGATGTCGAACGCTTTCCGGATGAAGGAAGGCAAACTATTTATTGCCAAGTCGGACGAGCCGCTGAACTTCGTCGAGTCGCGCCCGCTGCCGGACAAGGTGTCGAGCATCACCATCAGCAAGGACTCCTCCGGCCGGTACTTCGTCGCCTTTCAGGGCGAAGCAGATAAGGCGCATCTGCCGATCACGGAGAAGTCGGTCGGCATCGACTTGGGTCTGACGCATTTCATCGTCACCAGTGACGGCGAGAAGGTCGAGGCGCCGAAGATTTACCGGAAGCACGAAGCGAAGCTGGCGCGGTATCAGCGTGCCATGTCGCGGAAACAGAAGGGCGGCAAGAACCGCAGCAAGGCAAGGATGAAGGTTGCGCGTCTTCACGCCAAGATTGCCGACACGCGCAATGATTTCCTGCACAAACTTTCCACGCGCATTATCCGTGAGAACCAAACGGTGGCTGTGGAAGACTTGAATGTCGCGGGGTTGCAGAAAAACCGCTGCCTATCGAAGTCGATTGCCGACGCCAGTTGGAGCGAGTTTGTGCGGCAACTGGAGTACAAGGCCGCCTGGCGCGGCCGGACGCTTGTCAAGGCCAGCCGCTGGTATCCGAGCAGTCAGATTTGTTCGGCGTGCGGCCACCGCGACGGGAAGAAAGCGCTGAGCGTGCGTGAATGGACTTGCCCGGAATGCGGCACGATCCACGACCGTGACATCAACGCCGCCATCAATATCAATACCGTGGGACACACGGAAATCGAAGCCTGTCAGACATGAAGATGCGCAGTGAGGCGCTTCAGGGCAGGAACCAAACTCGCGAGGGTTTGGAATCCCCCGGCTTTAGCCGTGGGGAGGATGTCAACACTTGACGTAATATCACGGTCGGACTAATATAGCCTCAATCCACGCGGGGACGCCCCACTATGTTTGAGCGATTCAAGGCATTATTCAGTATCTCCGCTGCCGCCCAGCTTGCCCCGTTGCCTCCTCCCAAGGTGAGGCCGGGGGCTCGGGCGCTGCCTTCTTTCCTCAAGACGGTCAAGGGGAGCAGCACGCTTCCTCGTGACGATCGCCGCCTCATCAACAAGGACCTGACGGCGTACCGTACCGGGGTGACGACGCGGCAGGTCATGAGGGACATGGTGGCGAGCAGCCCCGACCTGTCGGCGGCGGTGTTCTCCTATTTGCGTTTGGCGCTGACGAACAAGTACCGGGCGGTGACCCGCAACCCTGATGGCAGCGCGAACCCTGAAGCGACGTCCCTGTTGCAGCAGTTGCTGGCCCGGTTCGATACGATGAGCGACCCCACACTGGGGTTCTCGTTGTCGACCTCGCTCCAGTCGATCAGCGAGGCTTGGGGCAGGGAACTGCTGACATACGGAGCATGCAGCGGCGAACTCGTCCTCGACAAGGCTCGCCTGCCGTCCTACATCCAGCCCTTGTCCGTGAGCAATATCGAGTTCAAGCAGGACGGGGTCACGGTCTCGCCCGTGCAGAAAATGTCGGGGGACGAGCGGGACCTGGACGTCCCGACCTTTTTCTACACCGCCCTTGACCAGGATCTCCTCGACCCGTACGCAAGTTCCCCCATGGAGCCGGCCCTGAAGGCCGTGCTGTTCTCCGAGACGTTCATGAACGATCTTCAGCGGATCATGTCCCGCGTGGTGCATCCGCGCCAGCGTGTCTCGATCAATACGGAGAAGTTCCTCGAGAATATCTCGGCCGAGGCCCACCATGATGCGGAGAAATTGGCGGAGGAGCAGAACCGGATCATCACGGACCTTGAGAACAAGATCAATGGCCTCAAGCCCGAGGACGCCCTGGTTCATTTCGACTTCATTGAGGTGACGGTCGACAACAACGGCAACATCAGCCTGTCGGATGAGTGGAAGATGCTTCAGGATCTGTCCAACGCGAGGCTGGCTTCGGGGAGCAAGACCGGGCCCTTCGTGCTGGGCCACGAAGTTGGGAGTTCCAACGTCGCGTCTACGAGTTCGATGCTGTTCGTCAAGAATGCTACCGTCATCAAGAACAAGATCGACGAGATGTACTCGCGGATGCTGACGCTGGCGTTGCGCCTGTTCGGCCATGACGTGTATGTCGAGTTCCGGTACGCGGACATCGACCTGCGGCCCGAGGCGGAGTTGGCGAGTTTCCGCCAAACGAACCAGGCGATCATCCTTGAGCAGTTGAGCCTGGGCCTGATTTCGGACGACGAGGCGGCGCTTGCCTTGACGGGGCACCTGCCGCCCAAGGGGTACAAGCCCCTCTCCGGCACCATGTTCAAGTCCGCTTCCGCCCAGTCGGCGGGCGGCACGGGACCGAACAACGACGCCAGCACCCCGAGCAATGGCGGCAGCACGTTGAATCAGAAATTGGCGCCGGACACGCCCTCGCAGGGGCGCGGCGGGAACAGGAAGGCAGAGGCCGAGGTGGTGGATATACGTTCGGCCTTGTAGTCATTGTTTTACGGGCGGACACATAGTAGAATGCCGCAAAGCATGGGGTGGCTATGACCGTCTATATCTGTGATTCGACCGTGTGTCCGCTGCGCGCGAAGTGCTTTCACAAGCACGTCCGGCCGGGGGATGAGGTCCATGTAACGCACTTCCGTCCGCAGGAAGAATTCTCGGGGCGCTGCCCGCACTACATGGAATGGACGGCGGATGGCGATTAACCCCCGCATTGCCTACGCCGTCGCCGCCGCGACCGCCATTGCCATCCCTGCGGAGGGGTTGCGGCAGGTCGCCTACCGCGATCCGCCCGGCATCCTCACCGTTTGCTACGGCGAAACGCACGACGTCGATCCGCACAAGGTCTACAGCATCGACGAGTGCAAGGCATTGCTCAGCGCGTCGATGCTCAAGGCGGTTGAGACGGTCGAATACTGCCAGCCCGGACTGCCGGTGCACGTCCTCGCGGCTTTTGGCGATGCCGTCTATAACCTCGGCCCGACGATCGCCTGTGATCCCAAGCGCAGCACGGCTGCGCGACTGCTCAAGGCAGGTCAGTACGCTGATGCCTGTATGCAATTGTCACGCTGGAATAAGGCGAGCATTGCCGGGATAAAGGTCGAGCTTCCGGGCCTGACCAAGCGGCGCAACCGCGAGACGCAGTTGTGCATGCGGGGGTTCGCGTGAACGTCACCGTCTATCTCGGTTGGATCACGCTGCTGCTGGTCGGCGGCGTTCTCGCGGTATCTGCCTACGGCGTGATGGCCGACGCCCTGACGCTCAAGGAATTCCTGGCGCAGTGGATGCCGATCGCCACGCTGATCCTCGGCTACTGGTTCAAGGGGCGGGAGCCGCAATGATCGAATCACCTTTGATTGAATAGCGAGCGAGTCATGACTGAGTCAGTGCACATGATCTGGTCTCTCATGAAGGCGTTTTTGCTCGCTCTCGCCGGCCTGCCGGTCACACTGCTTGGTTTGCTGCTCGTGGCAGTCGGTCTGCCGTTCCGCAGGTCCTATCCGGAGACCATGAGGCCGTTTTCACAATACCCTGAACATGGGCAGTGGATGCTTATCGATCTGCCGCCATGGCTGAAGCCATGGAGCAACCCATTCGACGGCGCGCTCGGGGACAAGCGCGGCTGGTGGGCCAACGATCGCGACGGCAAGCACACGAGTTTCTGGTCCATGTGGCTCTGGATGGCCGTCCGCAACCCGGCGAACTACTGGAGCAGGGTCATTACCGGAGTAGATGTCTCTCGCTGCAAGATCGAGCGGGTCTACGGGAACGCCGACGTGATCGTCGAAGAGCCGGGCATCAGCAACTGGCATGTACTCAAGGCGACTCGGGATGATGGGAAGGCCTTCTACCGCTTCTGGCTGGTGTGGGCTTACCCGTTCCGCCCTGACAAGAGCCTGAACATCGATATTGGTTGGAAGTTGAAGCTGGAACACAACGGTACGCCGAAGGATGCGCCGCTCAAAGAGCGGGTCGTCGGCTCCGTGTTCAACCCTGGGCCATGGAAGACGTTGGCATGACTGATTCAGAGCGCATCAACATCGTGGCTCAGATCATTGCCATGGAAAAGCAGATCAGTTATCTGCTGTCCAGTCTCGCAGTGATCAGGCAAGTCGTGCATGAGGAACGGTGAGTGCGCTCAAACTGTTTAGCCTACGCGCTCCGGAAGTGGGTGACCGAGGGTGGCTCGATCATCATTCGCCGGTCGCAACTCGCCGAGATGTTTCCGAGGCCGCGCTGGCATCCGGTGAACTGGCTGCCGCATTTTTTGCATCGGGCGCGCTGCCTGGAAATCACGCAGTTCGTTCCGACCGAGGCGACCAAAGAACGGCACAAGGCACTTGGGCTATGGCGTGCCTGGTTCGACCTGTGGTCGTTCGATGGCGAGGTGATCGGTGATGACAAGCCGCGCCAGCCCTGCCCTTGTGACGAGTGCGAAGGCATTGACCCTGTTGCGGCATCCAATCACCTGGAGGAACGATGACTGACTCCGAACGCATCCGCTTTGTCGAGCAACTCGGCTACCTGGAACGTGCCCTGACCGAGGCCATCGGCGCGGTCAATGCGATGCGCCGGGTCGTCGATCAATCGCTGCAACGCAGCCTGGCACAGACGCTGCCGATCAAGGATGACCGGAATGACTGAGCGGCTCTACTGGACGATCGTACTTGCCCTGTCGATTATCGGCGCGGCGGTCGCTGTCGTCCTGCTCTGGCCGCACCCCAAGCCCGTCGTCGAAACCGCCAAGCCCGCTGTAGTCCAGTCGGACGGCTCGACCATTCTCGAGCGCACGGACACGCAGCCAGGGTTCAAGCCGGCGCAGGTGGTGCCCAAAGGGGCAACGGTCGAGCGGGTTGTGCATGTAACCGTACATCCGAAGATCAAGGTGGCAAGCGGCATTCAAGGTGGCACGCCAACCAAGCAAACTGCTTTGAGATTGGATGACAAGCAAAGTTTATCGCCTGACGCTAAACCGGCTAATAACCCAATAACCGTCGATCTGTCCTTGGTCAGGCTGAAGGACGACACCAAGCGGGTCATCGCCTCGTCACCGGATGGCGAGATCGTCGGCGGCATGGACATCCCCATCGAGACGCTGGCCTACAAGCCGCGAGTGTGGGCGGCGGGGATCAGCATCGATCCGGTTCATCAGGTCGGCGGAGTCTGGATCGAGCGCGACATCAGCCGCATCCGCCTCGGCGCGGAAGTTGGACAGAACAAGCATCACGATTTCGAAACGCGGCTGAGAATAGGGGTGGCATGGTGAGCAATGCAGCTATCGAGAACCTGAAAGAGCAGATCATCGCGGCCATCGCCAATGCCAGCGACCCGAACCTCAAGGCGATCCTGCTGCTCATGCACACGCAGACGACCATGATCTTCGAGGCGATCACCGAGATCAACAACAAGCTCGACGGCGTGTGGTCGGACGAAAAGAGCCTGCGTGAAACCGTCCTCAACGGTCACGCCAAGAGCCACGACGAGGACCATGGATGGGTCGCCGAACGGCGCGAGGCCAAGTGCGAGGACGTCTGCACCTGGGCCAAGAACAAGATGGAAGCGGAGCAGAAGGACGCCGACGCCGAGCGGAAGATGAAGTTCGGCATCAAGGAGCAGGTTATCGCGGGTTTGATTACGGCACTGGCGCTGTCGTGGCTGCCCAAATTCTTTGGTGGGTAAAGGAGATAGATCATGGCAGCAACAGTGCAGATTGTTGAAAAAAATGGGGCTGGCGGGACGCAAACTGACAAGACCTCCGGCACCATCCGATTCAAGAACGCGGACAACAGTACGGTCGATACATCGAACCCGATGGTGAAACCCGGCGCGGGGACCGACTACTCGTTCGAGAAGTGGTTGCGCTTCAATGTCTCGGGCGGCACCTATACCGAGATCAGCAACATTAAGGCGTACTCGGACGGCGCCAACGGCCTTGGCACCGGCATTGGTCTATACGCCAAGGCAGTGACGGCCTATAGCACGCCAGCGGAAGCGACGGCGACCACGGGCTATACGAGCTTCTTCACCTACACGTCCGGCTCCGCACTGACCCTTGGCGCTGGCCCTTACACCAGTACGGGTGAGAAGGGAGACCACCTGGTGATGATCATGACCGTCGATAACACCGCGACGGGTGGCATGACGCCGACTGAAGCGTTGACGGTTGGTTGGGACGAAATTTGATGCCCCACGAAATCACCACCGACGACGCTGGTATCAAGCATGGCACGGACGGAGTTGTCACCGTGACGCTACTTGACGGCGGACGCATGTTCAAGCGCCGAGCCATCAAAGGCGTGGGCACCGAGACCCCAAGCGAGGAGAACTGGCTGGTGGCCGAGCTTGATGGCGTGCGTGTCTATCAGCAAGGCATGAATGTGGTTGTGACCAAGGAGGATATGTACCCATGATGAACCTCGCCTCGACCAGCGACGTCCTGCGCATCGTTACCGGCACGCCGCGCGATGCCATCCTCGCCGTGGGCACTTACCCGAACACGTCCGTGCCGTACATCAGCGACTGCCTGACGCCACTGCCCGCGCTCGGCTGGATCGAGTTGTCGCGGCTGGTGCTGATCAACAACACCTTCGCGGGCAACTGGCCGGCCGCCGGCCCGGTCGAGATTCGCGGCCCGAACTGGTGCGGCAAGTACCCGAACCCGCCGGAACTAACCAAGATGCCTGTATGGGATTTGGGCGGCAACGTCGTCACGGCCACGGAAACGCCGACGAAAGCTCCCGTGCCCGACTGGATCAGGGGGTTGTAATGCTCTACAACCCGCCGCAATCGTGGGGCATGCGGATCATCTTATACCAATCTGACGCTGACGACGACATACGCCGTATCGCTCACGGAGATAGTCGATACATAAAAAAATATATAAAACACTGCATACCATCACACACATCATCGCACTCAAAAAGGCCTAGCTGACAGATCA